ACTCTGCCTATCAACATTGACAGGCATGCTTGGATGTTGCTCCCTTAAAGGATCTGTTTCCCAAGCTTCAGTCTGTTGATCAGTCTTTCGCTTGTAGTGAGCATTACGCTCAGCAACAGTTTCTTCAGGGATTCTTGCCAATAGCAAGTCACCTACGCTGATGACACCCTCATAAGCTTTGATACTCCCATTATATGCAGCGTATAAATTACCAGAGTATTGATCGGCTCGGACTAATTCCCAGCCTTCTCTAAGTCTAGCGTTGATATTTTTAGTATCATCCGCTCCATTTACACGATGACGAAGCCATCTTTGCTTATATCCATCAGGACATGGTGGTGCGTCTAGTTGAGACGGTGGCTGCCAAGGTTTTCTACGTTCCTCGGTTGCCCTTGTTTGTGCACTTCTTGGTGTTTTATTATCTGTCATGTTGTACCTCCTAAACGTACTTAGCATATTCACTTAGAGGAACTCCAAGCTTATTTGCTATTTTTACCTGACTAGGAGTTAACCTAACAGATTTGCGCCCACTGGTTGCAGACCTTGATGCAGAGGCAACGGGTTGGGCGATTTTGTTGCTTCTGATAGCCTGATCCGAATCTTGAAAAGATTCTGGAAACTTGTTTTTAACTCTATTAGTTAATTCATCATAGTAGTCATCTGATTCAGTGTCAAATCCTTCTGCTACTAAACCACGATGGATTCTTTGAGCAAAATCAGTCATTTCTTCATCTTGTCTAAACCACGTATTCTTTTCAGCCCAAGCTAATGCTTTAGATGAAGGTTGTGGTCTATTTTGTGATTGTTGAGGAATTGGCTGTTGATCAATTTCTTTTTGAAATTGTTCATATTCTTGCTCTTTTTTTGACTTTGTAACTCTAATTCTTTCAGCCTCTAAATCTAATTTAGTTAAAGCTTGGCGAGCTTCTTCTTCAAGTTGAAAATCACCAGCTTCTCTAGCTCTTATTAAATTTTGACGTGCAAGATCAGAAGCCATTTTATTTCGTACTTCACTTTCAGACATGTAACCTTTGTCAATGTCAAAAGTTTTCTTTTTAGCTTCCGATAGTTCTTTTTGAACATTTTGAGCATACACGAAAGCAGCCTCTTTTTCTCTTTCGGCTTCTCTCAATTTCCAAGTCATTTTATCAATTCGTTTTTTGACTTTATCTGAGTATTGATCCATTTCACCTTGTTGTTGTTCTTCCTGAACTTCAGGATTTAAGGGATCTTTTTCTTCAGTTTTTACTTCTTCATACGTGTCGGGTTTTACTGTGCCGTGAGACTTATCTTCAAGTTCTATTTCAGCACCTTCACCTGACGTATCCAGATCGACCATTTTGTCTTTCTGAGCAGATGTTATTTCTGTTTGCATGGTACCTCCCATGTTATAGTATTGTTAGTATGTCCTCTGGATTATCCACTGTGCCGAGTATCTCGTCATCATTGAGTAATCTTACTTCCCCACCTTCAATTTTAAGTCTAGATCCTGCGTATCTGCCAAACACAACCCAATCACCTTGTTTACACCAAGGACCATTAGGAAACTTTTCTTTATCTTGATATGCATCTGCACCGACTGCTAAAACCATAGCAACAGACGCTGTTAATTGTGAATCTTCTAAAGTCTTATCCGTTAGAATAACTCCACCTTTAGTTTTTTCTTTTGCTTTGAAAGGTAAAACTAAAATTCTCCAACCAACAGGTTGTGGAAGTTTTTCTAATTCTTTTTTATCTTCTGCTACACCCTCTGAAGGGTTTGCCATTTTTTTCTTTATGTCCTCAGGGACATATAAAGTCTTAGTCATCTATTTTCTCCTCTTGATCCAGCAGGCGAGAAATTTCCTGTTGGCATATGTCAAGCATATGTAACTTTCCTTGAATATACTTGTAATCTTCAAAGTTTTCAACCCCTTGTGTCAAATGTTCATAAAGTTGTTCTTTGAGTGTTTTTAGTTCTTTTTGAATATTATGAATTACAAAGATGCTCATACGTAAGCATTAACTCCTGGTATTCTTTTTTCAAAAACTTTGTTTTGTCCATCTTTAGCGCAGTGCCATGTTTGTTCATGACCTTGATTAACTCCATAATTATTCTTTTGCATTTTACCTAAGCCTGATTTTACTGCTTCAGCTACTGAATTAAGAGCATAGTCATCACCAACCATAACACCCGTTTGTTTTAGTTTAGGCCACCAATTGATAATATCATCTTCAACAGCTTCATATTCATGTGCACCATCAACCATAATATAATCAACAGATTCGTCTTTAAATTGATTTAAAATTTCTTCTGAATCCGATCTACCTTGACAAGGTACAACCATATTTCTTCCAATAAAAAATTGTAAATTATCTTTGAATATAGATGAGAAATCTTTTGGTAGTTTTATACTAGCGTGTTCTGTTGAACCTTCAAAAGTATCAACGCAATATATTTTTACATCTTCTTTTCCCGCATTGTAAAGAGCTGTTGCAAGATAGTGTGTTGATCTACCTAGAAAAGATCCAATTTCTACAATGACACCATCATCGGCTATTTGATCTACAACGATGTCGTAAGTTTCAGAGTAATTGAACCACCCAGGTATCTTAAAATAGGTGTGTTTCATAGTTAAGAATATCCTTATTTGTTTGTCTTAACTATTTGTATCTTTTTATAATTAATTTTCAACCCTTGTGAGACTGGTCCTTTTTTAGGAGGAACTGTTGTTGTTAGTTTCTGTTTCTTCATGTTCGCATATTGTGCATTCACACATACAAGTTGAACAACAGTGACAAATGCAATCGCATTTTACACATTTTGTTGTCATTTCTTTTTAGTTATTAAACCCATTGCACCTTTTGCTCCCTTAATACCAAAGCTCGCCGAACAGGCGATATATAAGAGGTGCTTATAGTAATCAGGAAGTGAGTGTAGTGCCTCAAACCCAGCTTTAATATGTGGGGTCCAACCAGGAATAAATACTGCCACCGCTGGAACCAACAGGCATATTAAAATTAGTTCATCTTTCCATGACCCTTTCATTTGGTCAACTGCAGTAGCCTCCCAGCTAATTTTTCCAGCAATTTGTTGCTCTTTTAAACTCTTCTGTGCCTTAATTTCAGTCAAAGCAAGATCTGCTTTTGCCTTTTTAGTCTCTACAAAGCCAGTAACAGCGTCTTTAACCATTCCAGCTATTGGACCAGCCAATAAACTAATCATTTTGACCTCTATTTGGTTGATTTTGACGTTGTATTGCTACATCTGCACGTAAATTAGCTAAATCGTAGTCTTTTTGTAGTTTTTGAGTGTCAAAATTTTGTTTATATTCGAATTGATTCTCTTTTAATGCTTGATTTTCACCGTCTTTTTGTGCTCTAAGCTCTAATTCTTGTTGTCTTAGTGCTAATTCCTGTTGTTTTAACAAAACAAGAGGATCCATAGATTGACTTTGCATAGCTTCAGCCTCTTCTACAACCATAGTTTCTGTTATTTTTATAATTTGCTCATTAATTAAAGATTCTCTCTTCATTTCTAATTGTTGTAAAATTTCTGGTGGTATCTCTTGACCAAATTGTTGTTGTATTTTTGCAACTTCTTCTTGTAAAGCCTGTGCAACTACTGCTGTAGCCAACATAGATACGTGTTGATTAATGTGAGATATCAAAGTAACGACAACCATTGGATTAGTTTTAATCATTGCAGAACTCATAAATAATCTATGTGCTTTTATGTGTTGTTCATGATTTTGTTGTGGGAAAGCCATGGGTGGTTTACCAATCAAAACTAAACTATTTTCCATTGCAGGATCTGTTGGTTGTGGTTGCTCTGGTGGTTTTGGTATTGGAAGTATTTGTTCAATATCTTTTACACCTAATGCAACATACATTCTTCTGTATGCCTCATACACGTTGTGCATCTCAGGATTAGACTGTGCTATTTGTAATTGTTGCTGTGCTAGTGTCACTCGTTGTGACATAGAAAATATGTTTGGATCTGATACAGGTAAAATGTCTATCTGATCAGCAAAATCTGCTTGTTTAATTTCTCTAGGGCCACCTGATACGTTAAAAGGATAAACGGGTGGTAATGCTAATTTGAATATTTTTGCAAGCAGTTGAAATTCTTTTTTCTGTGCGTAGTGTAATCTTTTATGAACAGCAGACATAACTTTTGTACCACGTTCCATAAGAGCCATGGTTGTACCCACAGGAGTTTGTGAACTACCAATTTCTGATAGTTGCATATCTGCAACAGTTGCAAATTGTTTTGCCGCATCAACACAAAAACCAAGAAGTTGCATTAACACGCCATCAGGTCCTTTGTAAGGTAATGGCATTAATGCTTCACGGATTGCACCATTAGGTGCATCTACATCTCTAAACTCTCCTGGTTGTAATGGTTGATCATCATCACGTATTCTTAATCCACGTGACTTATAACCCGCTGGTAAATTAGCTAAAGTTCCAGCATCTAGTAATTGTCTTAATGCAGTTGTAGCAGTTCTTGTCAAACCACCAATCATGTGAATTAAACCAAAACCGTAAAAACCTAGTCCTGGTAAAAACTTGTAGTGAACAAAATAATGATTCTTTCTTTTTATAATATCGTCTTCATTATAGTTTCTATAAATAGATAGAACTTTATTTGATCTTTTTTCTATTGTTAAAACGTAAGGTAATTTAATTCCACTAGGCTCACCTGATTTTGGATTTATATCTTCAAAACCTTCAAGATCTAAATCAACATGAACTTCATACAATTCAGTCATATCATCCATGTAAGTGTCTTGTGGATTTACTCCCTCAATACGATCCATCTTTTCTTGTACTTCTGAAGTATTCTCCTCATAAGGTGATATTTCTATATCACGATAGAATCCTGAAACTTGTTTCTTTCGAACATCATTTAAGTTCATTTTTAAGATATGAGTAATTCGATCACATGAATCAAGATCAGAGGCATCATAAGGAACAACAATATCTTCTGCTGGAACAAACTTAGAGGTAGCTCTGTTCAGAACTTCGTCAAAATAAACTTTTTTAAAAGCACTTCCTGATAAAGGTAGTTGAAATAACATTTGATCCATCTCAGGATTATAATCTTCCATGACATGAGTTATCTCATAGTTCATATAATCTTTAACACGTTCCGCTGCTAACTGAAGTTCAGTTGAATTTGCTCCAACAACTTGTGTTCTAACAGGACCATCACTAGGAAGTAATTCAACATAAGCCATTGCTTGAAATTGTGTGACAGCTTGAGCTAAGACAGGATGATTAACGCTTGCAGCACCTCTGAAAGGTCTGGTGCGTTCTTCATATTTAAAACCTAATAAATCTAAACCTTTGGTATAGGCGTGTTCCCATTCTTCACGGGAACTTTTATCTGATTCAATTTTATCGGATAAATCACTTGCAAGCTCTTGCATATAATCTTCAGGTAAGATCTCCGCAAGGTTTGCCATAAAGCCTGAAGCAGTAACTTCTTCTTCTGGATTAACTATTGCAGAGCCACTCTCATCCATTAAAACTTCAGGTTCTGCTTGATTTGTTTCTAAATCTACTATTGTTCCAACTTGTTCAACATCTAAGTCCCCTCTGTCATCAGTGACAGCGTCTTCACGTTGTGGTGTAGGGACATTAGAATTAAATTTTTCTACCATTAATAATCTCCATAGATATCAGTTATTGAAACTAACCCATCTGATTTGATTTTACCACCATCTTTTTTACGGAATAGGAACATAGGGCCTTTCTTTGTTGTTTCTTCGGGCATTGTTAAGACATACATTTTTTGTAAGGAAGGGTTATATTCTTCTATAATTACTTTGGAATCCTCAGCAATTTGATTTTCTTTTAAAGGCACAAATTCAATCGTATCCTGTCTAGCTATACTCATATCTATTCCTGATTCTGGATCTATTTTAGGTTCTTTTGATTTTATTATCTTAACATAGTAATCCATTACCTGACCTGGAGCTATTTCTTTTCTCACTACAACATCTCCGTAGTCAAAATCTGAGGCAACATTATATATTTGAAAATTAAAATCTGCAGTATCGTCTGGTCCAATGTTTGAACCAACAGGCATACTAGGTTCAATATCACGATCTCCTTTGGCAAAAGTACCATCAACATTTTTATTTAAAACTTGAAAAGCTTGTTGTGGTTTATTGGGATCTACAATTTCTTCAATTTGTAGATTAGCTTTGTTACCTGTATATTTCTTTGCAATATTTTTTAACTCTTGTACAGAAATCTTATCATAGATAGCTTTGAATTTTTCAGCTGCCGCCCCATCAATATCTTTATTCCAACGTTTGTTTACAATTTCAGCCGGCATAATTGCAACTTTATTAATACCTCTACTCTGTGCATCTTGTATTGTTGATTTGAGCATTAAGTCTATCCAATCAGGTCCTTTACCAAAAGGAATTTGTCCAAAGGATTGTACATCTCTACCTGTAGGTACATTGGTTCCTGCTCCTATGTCTAATATTTGTGATGATCGATAAGCGTCAGTCACCTTTGCTCCTTGTAACATATCATCAAAGTTTTTCTGTCTATTTAAGTCGAAGAGTCTATTGAAAACAACAAGTCCTTGATCTTGTAATTGTTTTATTTGTTCCAAATAATTTGGATTTACTATACGTCCTCTGTTTTGTGTAAGGATATTATTTATTTGATCTTGTATGGCGTTTAATTGTGTCGTTAATTCTGGTGCTAATTGTTCAAGAAAAACAGGATCAGCGGGTCTTGTTAAATCAGTGGTTTCTAAAAATTTTAATTTTTCTTCAGGATATTGTGCATTAAGTCTATCTAGTTCTCCTTTAGTATATTCGTCATTAGGATAGTTAATAAGATTTTCTTGTAAACGTTGTTTTTTATTTCTAACAGCACTAGCCGTTGCTTTTACTCTTTCTTGTTCTTTTCTTAAATTGGTAATGAGATCTGTTTGTAATTCTTGTATTACGGCAACATCATCACCTGTAGCATTTTTGTAATTAGCTACACGAGTAAAGGCTAGAACGTTTGGATCTTTATCAAAGTGTCCTGAGTTAAAAAAGGGTCTATCTTGTCCTGGAATTTCTTTAACATTAATAACAATATTTCTGTAATCAGTACCTCCTTCATCAATAGGTGCATTACCCATGTTCTTGTGTTTGGCACTACCCACATACTGTTTGTAATCTCCTGGCATAGGAACTTCTGTTTTTACTTTAATCTCTAAGTTTGCTATGGGTGATTTCTCATACACATCTAATAAATTTTGTTTTGTAATTTTCATACCCGGCATAAATTTTTCTGCATCTTCCAGATAGCCCATAATACCTGCACCCTCTAATTCAGATTTAGCAAAACCTTTCGTGCCTGAGAAAAGATTTCTCCAGCCTTGAGGTGAATCTATATTAGGAATATTTTGTTCTGATAGTGTGTCAATAAAATGTGATTTAAAAGGAAAGTCATCTATGTCAACCTTAGCAGTAGCAGGTAACATATTAGTAGGTGCATCAGGTACTCCGCCAACAACTTTGTTGGGTGTGGCTACAGCAGGTGCTTGTTTAAAAATTTTAAATAAGTTTGCAGGATTAAATGCAAGAAGATTTTCGTCTTGGACTGCTTGTTGGAAGAAGTTATCGTCTGTGGCTGGGTCAGATGCGAACTGTTGTTGATTAATATTTTCTAACGGATCACCGCCTATGGCCATCTTGACAGGACCACCTTTTTTAAAACCTTTTAAATATCCTACTGATTTATCATCACCTCCCTTTTTTGAACTTTGAATTTTTACTCTTGCTTTATCAGGTGATATATTGTTTTCAATATTATAATCTAGTAATTCTTTTAATCTTTCAACATTGCCTCTTACTTGTTGTAAAGGATCTAACAGGTTAGGCTCTTCAATACCAAATATTGTATTTGATTTAATATTACCTTTTTCTCTTATTGGAACTATAGATCTTATTTTTCTATCTTTGTAAGTTGTGTCAATAAATTGAGTTACTTCTTTTATAAAATCATATTGATTATCAAACTTACTCATGTCAGGGTTATAACCATATTCACTAAGTGTATCTAAAAGTCTTTTGTTAATTGGATTATTCAAATTTGCTGTTTTATTTTTACCTATTGATGCAGGTTTATTTTTAAAATTATTCTCAAGAGTTTTGTTATTAAGGATATCAGCAAAATAATTTAAGTAGGGGTCTAAACGTCTTTGAAGATTATTGGAGTATTGTAAGTTAGGTTGTATTAGTTCTACATCCACACCTGCTCCTACAAATCTACCTTTTGTTTTTAATCGTCCTTGTCCTTCTTTCCTAGTAACAAACATAGGAATATCATGAGCTTTATCATATTGTAAAAGAGTGACATCTAAATTTCCATCTGCATTTTGTAAATACGGTTTATAAGCAGGATTTTGATATAATTCTTCAAGCGCTGTTCTACTAAGCACATTAGCTTTATTTCTATCTAATTCTAATTTTGCATATTCCTTAAAATTATCTAAATCACTATCATCCATATACTTTTCAAAAAAAGTTTTTGCATTTAATTTTTCATTACCCTTAGTTTGTACAATGCTTCTATATTTATCAAAAGCGTAGTCATGAAAAAGTCTAAGAGTAGTTACCTCATTACCTATTCCAGCTTGTCTTTTCAAAGCATTAATTTCAGATATTATTTCTTGACCAGCTTCATTTTGCATGTTTTTGTATTGATCTACAAATTCTTGTTTGTTTGCAAATAAATTATAAAAATCATTTGTAAATTTGTTTTGTGTACCCTCTCCTTTTGGAGTTACAATTTGATCTCGTAACTTTTTTAATTCAGGATTTTGACTCATAATTTTTTCAAAGTTGCTTTTTGTTAATCCCATCTCTGCAGCAATCTCAGTGGCATAATTAAACTGTGTATTATCAGATAAAGCTTTTTCCATAAATTGTTTAATTTGTTGTGGCTTTTCAGTTTTTTTGTAAGTTTGAGTTGCTGTTAATTCATCAATTTTATTTAACTTATCTTCTGGAACTAAGTTATATCGTCTAAAAGCATCTTTTATAAAAGGCTGAGTCACTATTTTTTTGCCTCCTTTTCTTCCCGGGACAATATCTGTCTTCAATAATTTTGTTAAATTGTTTTCTTCTATAATTTGTTTTAAGGGTTTGTTTATATTTTCTAAAGAAGTGTTATTAAGAATATTAGCTAACTTCATAAACTCGTCTCCTTTATCCTTAATAGTTGACTGTAAAAACATATCCAATGGTATGGAGGAACCTTTAGTTAATCTAATTGCTGCACTTTGAGAATCTGTGTTAGGTGATGTCATTATTTGAGAGGTCTCCATGCCTGGTGGTCTATTATTTTGATAATAAACTAAACCAATCTTTTGTGCATCATCAGGAAATTGTTTAGTCATAACTTGATTGATAACTTCTTTTGATGCTCCTTGATTTTTTAAATTGGTCAAGGTCTGTAGTCCCTTGGCACTTAACTTAATACCACCCTTCGTAGCCAAACCAATTAAGCCTGTAAAGTCTGCAGCATCTAAGGCTGCCATAAACGGGTTAGCGGCAATCTTTTCACCAAAAGTTAATTCCTCTCCACGTAATTCTTTTGATCGTGCTTTTTCTTGATCACGATATAAAAATTCCAAAGATCTTTCACCAACCTCACCTAAACCCATAGATTCATAACCAAACTTTTTTAAGGCGGGACCTAATATAGGATCTTGTCTTTCTGCAGAAGTAACAAATGATTTATTAGGGTCAACGGGGAGTCCCGCTTCTTTTTGTGCTAAAGCAACCGATAGTTCTCGTTCTAATTTTTTATTAGCATAAGGATCTTCTTCTCCTAATATTAATCCATAAATATCACGAGTAAGTTTCTTACCTGCTTGTGGATCTATTTTAGTTTCCTCTGCATACGCAGGATCATCTAAAATTATTTGATCAAATGGATTTCTAATTGCCATTAATAATACTCCGGTTCTGCTCCGTGGTCCACGGGCTCATCTTCGTAGTC